GCCGCGGGTGATCCGCCTCGTGATGGAGGCGGATGTCCGGCGGCTCGAGCGTGAGCACAACGCGCGGGCCTGGCAGGCCTACGCTACGGCGGCGCTGGGGCGCGCGAAGAAGATGCCACGGCTACAGACGTTGCTCATTGAGCCGCCAAAGGAGCGCCGGCGGCAGACGTGGCAGGAGCAATTGGCCATCGCCAAGGCGATAACGGCGCAATTCAGCAAGCGGAAACGGTGACATGGCACGATCGGCAGTTGTCGGTGCGCTGAGAGTCACAATCGGCATCGACACGGCCGCCTTCGAGGCTGGGCTCAACAAGCTCGAAAAACAGCTGCGCCAGGTCGGCAAGCGGATGCAGGCCGTTGGCAAGACGCTTTCGGTCTCCCTGACGGCGCCGCTGGCTGTTGCCGGAACCGCGGGGATCAGGTTCGCGGCTGATTTCGAGGAGGCCATGAGCCGCGCCCGTGCCGTGCTCAGGCCAACCGAGACCGAATTCAAGGCGCTCTCCGATCTGGCGCTCGAGCTGGGCCGCACGACGAAATTCACCGCAGCCGAAGCGGCCGACGGCATCGAAATGCTGGCCCGCAACGGGCTCAACGCGGCACAGATATTGAATGGGGCCGCTGAGGCGACGCTGAATTTGGCCTCGGCTGCCGGTGCGGAGCTGGCGCCAGCCGCCGACGTGATGACCGATCTCATGGTCAACTTCCGCATCCAGGGCGAGGAGCTGAACAAGGCGGTCGACAACATCGCCGGCACGCTGGTGAACTCCAAGCTGGCCTGGGATGACTACGCCGCGGCGGTGGGTCAGGCGGCCGGCGTTGCTGGTCCGATGGGGATGAGCTTCGAGGACATGAATGCGGCCCTCGCTTTGACGGCGTCCAGCTTCTCCAGCGGCGAGGAGGCGGGCACGAGCTTCAAGAACATGCTGATGTACCTCGCGCCATCCGAGCAGAAGGCGCGGGATCTCATCAAGCAACTGGGGCTCGAGTTCTTCGACGCCGGGGGCCGCCTCAGGACGCTCGCCGAGATCGCCGAGGAGCTCAGGACCAAGCTCGGCGGGCTCACGCGCGAGGCGCAGCTTCAGGTGCTTGGCGTCCTGTTCGGGGCCCGCTCGATCCGATCGGCCGTTCGCCTGATGGAGGAGGGCGCCGAGGGCGTTAATCGGATCAAGCAACAGATCGCAGAAGTGTCGGCTGCCGAAATGGCCGCCGCGCGCCTCGACAATCTACGCGGTTCGCTCCTGATGCTGAAATCGGCCGTCGAGGGCCTGGCCATCGCGATTGCCAATAGCGGATTTCTGCAGTGGCTTCGGGGTGTAGTGGACTGGCTGACGGAGTTTGTTCGATCACTGATCAATACCGATCCGGCACTGTTGCGCCTCGTAGGTTCACTTACAGCTGTCGCGGCGGCGCTGGGGCCGGCCATTCTGGCGCTCGGAGTGTTCGCCGCGGCCGTAGGCGCGATCGGTGCGCCTGTTACCGCCGTCATTGCGGCCATCGGCGCGATTACGGCAGCGGTTGCCGCGTTCTGGCCTGAGATCAAGCAGGCTGGGCAGCTTATCATCAATCTTTTCGGCGATATCTTCGCTGCGGCCAAGGAGTGGCTCGCCGACAAGCTCTCGCGTGTTTTCGACCTTGTGCTGACCGGCTTCGGCAAGATCCGCGACGCGATCGTCTGGGTGGCGGAAGCACTGGGTCTTGATGATGTTTTCACGAGGCTTCGGAGCTCTGCAACCGATGCCGTAGGCGGCATAGCGTCCGCAGTCGGCGGGCAAATGCAGAGAATGGCTGAGTTTCTGCGCGAGGAGTGGCGCAAGGCCGGCGAAGCGATTACGAGAGACAGCGAAGAGGTTGCCACCGAAACTGCTAACACATGGATCACGGCAGCGAGTCGCATTAAGCAAGAAATCGAGGGAACGCGCCGCTTTGATCCCGAAGCCGGCGCAGCCCTCGACGAGCTGAAATCCAAGGCCGAGCAGGTATTTGAGGCAACGCGCACGGCCGCCGAACGGCTGCAAATGGAGCTCGTCGAGCTGCACCAGCTGTTCAAGGCCGGCCTGATCGACGCCGACACCTACGCGCGGGCCATTGCGCAGGCCGAGGATCGGTTCACGGGCATGTCGGATCGGATGGATGCGATCGGCCGGAGCCTTGCCGACGTGTTCTCCGATGCGATTATGGGCGCCCGGAAACTGTCGGACGGCCTGCGCGAGGTGCTGCAGTGGCTCGGCCGCATGATGCTCAACCGGGCATTCATGCAGCTGTTCGGGGGAGAAGGCGGGCCTCCAGGCACCACCGGCGGTCTGCTCGGGAAGATATTCAGCGGCATTTTTGGCAGCGCAATGAAGTTTGCTGACGGTGGTTCGTTCACTGTCGGTGGACCGGGCGGCATCGACAGCAAGCTCGTCGCCTTCCGCGCCACACCCGGCGAGCGGGTGACCATCTCGAAAAAGGGCGAGGATGACGGCGGTCTGGCGATCCTGCAGCCGCGTGTTGTGGTCAACAACTACGCCGACGCCAGCGTGGATTCGCGCACGCGGGAGGACGGAACGCTCGAGCTGACGGTGCGGGCGATCGTGCGCGACGAATTCGGCTCCGAGCGGATGAACCCGATCATGCGGAACAAGCACGGGATCGCACCGAGGTTGAGGGCGCGCTGATGTCAACGCCAGTGTGGCCGGCAGACCTGCCGCCGGCGCCAATGATCGATGGCACGACCTACGAGGTCGTGTCGAATGCGATGCCGATCCCTGTCGAGGCGGGCGAGCTGCTGACGCGGCGCCGCTTCACGGGGGAGATGGCCACCATCAACGTCTCGCTGGTGCTGACGAAATCCCAAGTGCAGCGGCTGTTGAGCTTCTATCGGGACGATTGCAAGGAATCGCTGCCGTTCCTCTGGCAAGATCCGATCACCGAGGAGACGGTCGAGATGGTCTTCACGAGCGCGCCGCAATTGCAGCCGCTCGGCGGTGATGCGTTCTCGGCGAGCTTCACGGTTTCCACGAAGCCTGCCGAGCCCGGAGGCTCACCGCCATGACGTTAACGAGCGACCGGGCCGTCGAGCAGGCCATTGCGCAGCACGCCGACGAAGCCTTTCTCGTCCTGCTGACGATTTCGCATGAAACACTGGCCGAGCCGTTCCGGTTCGTGCGCAATCGCACTCGGGTCATCTCTCGCGGCAATGAGTTCCTGGCCAGCCATTTCGAGATCGAGCTGCCCGGCGACAGCGACGAAGTGCCCAAGGCCATCATCACGGTGGCCAATGTGGACCGCCGCATCGGGCAGACGCTGCAATCGCTCGTGACGCCACCGAAGTGCCTGATCGAGCTGGTGCTGGGCTCAACGCCGGACATCGTCGAGCGCGCCTGGGACCAGTTCGAATTGCTCGAGGTGACCTGGGATGCCTTCACGGTCCAGGGCACGCTCACGAGACGCACCTATTGGGATGAGCCCTGGCCGTTCATCCGCGTCACGCCGGCACGGTTTCCGGGGCTGTTCGCCTAGCTCTTCCGGCACATGGCCTCATGCTCGGCCTTGGTTTTCCAGAGGTAGCCGTGCTCGGCCATGCAAGAGATCAGGACTGGCTCAGCGACGTCGCGGGCAGTCATCGCTTGAGCGAAGCCGACGACGATCGGGCTGTGGTTGTAGCTATTGACCGACGCGGCTGCCGAGTATCCGGCGGCGCGTGCACGGGCGATGCAAACGGTCTGCACACGTTCGAAGTCCCGCGCTAGGTCGGGATGATCGGCATGACGGCGGCAATCGGCGCGGCCAAACAGTTTGCGCTGATCTTCCGGCAGAGACGACTGATCGAACGAACCGCCGGCACAACCGGCGACGGCAAGACAGCAAGCGAGAATGACGAAAGCTCTCATGGGTGCCCCCTTCCCTACACGGAGGGATCATAGGCAATGACGCGCTGGGCCGACAAGTACATGGGGATCCCGTTCAAGGATGCCGGCCGGACGATGCGCGGCGCCGATTGCTTCGGGCTCTATGCGCTCATTCTGGCGCTCGAGGCCGGTGTCTGCATCGGCGAGTGTGATGTCAGCTACGGCACCGATCCGGAGGCCGTCGTGCGCCATGTCGCCGACGAGATCGCCTCCGGGCGCTGGATCACGGTTGCAGTCGGTGACGGCGCGGTTGCCAAGCCGGTGGCGCGTCTCTTCGATGCCGTCGTGATGAGTGGTCATATCCGGACAGGCAATCGGGTCGTGAGGGGTGATGTCCACATCGGCTGTGCGCTGGGAGACGGGCGCGTGCTGCATACCGAGCCGGTGACGGGGCCGCAGATCATGGCCCTGGACGATCCGCGGATCATCAAGCGCGTGAAGGGCGTCTATCGGCCCCGTGTGCTCGAGGAGAGAGCCGCGGCATGACTCCGATCTACGTCGAGCACCGGCGGACGATCTTCTCGGATCTCGGCGAGGTCCGCGCATTTGAGCCCGGCCTCACGATCGCCGAAGTGGTGGCGCGGCTGCCGGTGCCGGAGGAGTTCGCCACACACGGCGCCGTGTTCCTCAAAGCCTCGCCGGAGGAGCGCGGGCACATCGTCGAGCGGCGCTATTGGCACCTCGTCAGGCCGAAGCCGGGCACATGCCTGTTCGTGAGCTGCATTCCGAGTGGCGGGAACGGAAAGAATATCTTCGCCACCGTGGCGGCCATCGCCTTGGTCGCGCTGACGGCCTGGATCGGCGGAGGTGGCCTGGCGGCGGTCCAGTTTCTTGCGCCGACGTTCGGGCCTGGCAGTATCGGCGCCAACGTCGCCGCGGCAGCCGTGGCGGTGGCGGGCTCGGCGGCGCTGGGCATGCTGGCACGTCGGCCAGCAAGGCCGGGAGCGGCACCGGAGGCCGAGTCCACGACCCTCGGCGTCGCCGGGATCACGCAGAACACGATCACACCTTATGCCCAGGTGCCGGCGCCATTGGGCAAGATCCGGATCTCGCCGCCGCTTCTGGCGCGGCCGTTCACCACAATTGAGAATACCGACCAGTTCGTGCACCTCATTTGCGGTGTCTGCGGCCCGGCGAAAATCGAGAACATCAAGATCAATGAAGCGGATGTTAGCGATTTTCCGGCCGAGGATCTGCAGATCGAAACGCGGGAGGGCTGGCCGGATGATCCGCAGCTCTCGCTGATCAAGGAATGCGTTTTCGAGGAGAACATAAACCTCGAGCTCGGCCGTCACCGGTTGCAGCCGGATCAACAGACGCTCATCGATCCGCACACCGAGAGCTATCCCAGCCCCTTCACGATGCGGACGCTGTCGCATCCCGACAAGTTCCGGATGGTGCTGAGCTTTCCGCAGGGTCTGGCCCGGTTCGATTCAAACGCTGCTCAACTTATAGCCTTCCGGGTGCAGCTGCGCCGCGCCGGGGATGTCAACTGGCGCAACCTGCCGGAGATGCATCTCCAAACGTCGGCGCGGGCGCCGTTCAGGCAGGCCATCACGCTGTTCTTCGGCGGGGTCAACGAGCTCGACCTTGTCGCCTCGACCTCTGGCCAGCAGCCGGTGTTCCTCCGCTTCTACGCACAGAACCCGGAGTGGACGGCCGATCCTTACTTCAACGACGATCCGAGCTCGATCGACACGGCCTCGGCACACATTTACGCCGGCCGCGATGATGTGCTCGTGTACCTCGACCGGGACGAATGGCCGCCGGGCGAATATGACGTCCGGATTCAACGGAGCTTCGTGCAGAACGCCGACAGCAACCAATTCTCTGGGTCGAATTACATCGGCGGGCTCTTCACGTATCGCACGGCTGGGCCGCCGAGCTGGACGATCCCGAACCAGGCCGACCGCTCCTCCGTGGTCGTGCTTGAGTCCTACGCCACCGTTCGCCGGCGGCATCCGATCGCACAGCCCGGCCTGGCGCTGATTGCCGTCAAGGCGAAGAACATCCGCATCAATGCGATCAGCGCCGAGTTCACGCCGTATGTGCCCATCTGGGACGGCAATGATTGGGACACGGTGGCTCCGTCGTCCAATCCGGCTGCGTTGGTGCGCTGGGTGCGCACGGGCTGGCTGAACAAGAGGCCGAGCGATCCGGCGCTCGCTGGCAACCTCGAGGAGTTCTACGAGTATTGCGAGCAGAAGGGGCTCTCCTGTCATGCGGTCATCACGGAGGGCTCCGTCGAGCAAGCGGCGGCGCTCGCTGCCAACACGGGCGATGCGATCATCCGGGAATCGGACAGCTGGGGCGTCGTGATCGACCGCGACCGGTCGAATGAGGCCGTGCAGCATATGTTCGGGCCGCACAACATGACGTCGCCGCTCGTCATGCAGCGGAAGTTCCTCGACCAGGCGCGGGGGATCATCCCGCAATTCACCGACGCGGCGCTCGACTATGCGACGCGCGAGCTCACGCAGCCGATCTTCGATGACGGGGTCTCGACGGCCACCAGCGACATGCTCGTGGAAGCGGTGCCGTATGACGGCTACGCGCACGAGGCGCAGGTGAAACGGCGCGCGAAAATGGACCTGCGCCGTATGCGGCTGAGGGCCACGCGCTATTCGTGGGAGTGCCATCAAGAGCAGCTTGTTGCCATCAAGGGCGATCTCGTCGGGCTGGCACACGACACGCTGCTCTACACATGGGCTACGGGGCGGGTGCGGGCGTTCACGACGGAGGTGGGCGGCTCGCCGGAGGAGACGTATCTGCGCACGGTGGTGCTCAACACCGAGGTCGAGGATGTGCCCGACTGGATGGGCAGTCCGGGCGGGTTCTTCGAGATCCCGGACTTGTTTCTCTGCTCCGATATCTTCGCTCTGGCACCGCCGGAGATCGGCCTGCAGGTGCGGTTGAAAGATAGCTCGATTGTCGTTCTGCCGGTGGCATCGATCAACGGCGACACGCTGACGATCGACGGAGACGTGCCGCTGCCGGCCGGCTTCGAGCGCACGTGCCTGGCGGCGGTCGGGCCGCGCCAGCGTGAGACGCGACGGGTGATCATCACCGGCATCGTGCCGCGGCGCGATCATTTCGCGCGCATTGAGGCGGTCGACGAAGCGCCGGGGATCTTCTCAGGGCTATGAGGGGACGATGAAAACGCAGGACTTGCCGCTCTACGAGCCGCAGGCGGACGGCTCTTTGAAGCCTGTTCCGAAATCACGGCGCTCGAGGGTGCTCAAGGAGGAGCCCGTGAAATTGCAGATCACGCCGGAGGGACGGCGCCAGCTAGTCGTGCTGACGCCGGAAGAGAAAGCGGAGCGGCAAGCGGCCGAGGAGGAGGCCAGGCGGCGCGAAGCCGAGGTTGAGGCTCGTGCACAAGCTCGGCAGTCGGCGATTGAAAAGCTCGCGGCGCTGGGGCTCACGCCTGACGAGATCGCCGCTTTGATTCCTGGGGGTTAATTATGGCGCTGCCGAATCCAGATCGCACGATTCCCAACACCGACACGGTTGGACCGCCGGGGCCAAGCGGCGGGGATTTTGCCAACAAGGTCGCGGCCGAGGTTCAGCGGATCTGGGATCTCGTGCCCA